TACCAATTTTAATTTTAAGCTAATTAGAGAATGGAAAAAAAATGGAATAAATAATTCTATCGTTATATATGATCGGGATAAATATACCGATTTTAATATCATATTTAAATCGGCGATTCTTTATAAGAGGCATGAAATAAGCTCAGATCCATTAAGTGATATAGATATAGAATTTTCAACGTTACCAGCAGAATTAAATATTAATTAATAAAAAATTGGCAATAAAAATCAGTAAGTAGTAGATGAAGCATATGGAGAAATAGGTTTTAAGGGAGTAATTTTGATGGCAACTAATGTGATTATTTTAGTCAACCCGAGTGTGGAAGTGAATAATGTTTCAGTAGGCATTCTTCCAAACTCAATTGTTTATGATGAGGGTCTTGGAGAACAAGTTGTTCGTGTATTTTCAGCAGGCGGCGGAAATGTACAAACCGCGTTTGCTAACAACGTCGAAACCAATCTTGGCATGGTTAAATTCTCGTTAATTCCTACTTCATACAATGTGAATCTAGTTAGAGGATGGAAAACAAATGGCAATAATAATGTTGTCACTTTATCTGATAATGAATTCACAAGAACATTCAGACAGGCAGCATTAACCAATCGTTATGAGGTCGGAATTTCCGTTGATGGCCAAATTGATGTCGAATTCACCACATTACCGGCGGTATAGGAAAACACTATGAAAAGCAAAAATTCATTCGAATATTCGTTAATTTCACCATTTAAATATGATACGCCGACAGAGGCACAATTAACGACAAGCAAGCTCATGTTTATGGCGCCAAGTAATAATCAAATTATGCAGTGTTCAAAATTAAAACAACTGTATAACAAAGCTCTTTTGGATTTTCAGTTAAAAATTGTAAGCGCAACAGCCGGAAAAGAAATAAAACAACAAGACGAGTCTGAAAATGAAGAACAAGACAATCCAGCGGAATCTATAGTATCCGTCTTTTATTCATCTGGCGCTGATATGGGCGAAGTATTTCAAGTCTTTAAAGACTTAATTTGCGATAGAAGAATATGCTTTTTAGACGGCGGAAAGGAAGAGCTATCTAAATCTTTATTCGACAAACTATCATTTGAAGACTCAGAGCGTTGCTTGGGAGAATATCTGCATCATTTTTTGCTTACATCCCAGATGAAAAACAAAAAATCGAAATAGATTATAACATTGCAACATTGATGGTGTTTTACAAGGGCGCATTAACATATGAAACTCTTAATGCGCTTCCTTATCCAGAAATAAATCAATTGATTGAATTTGCCAACAAAATTATTAAGGCGAAAAACAAATGAGCGATTTTAAGTTAGCATACATTTATGAAGCAATAGACAAATTTTCGCCAGTCATCTCTAAAATTAACAAGCAGGTTAATTCTTTAAATACAAAAATAGTTAAATCAAGCGTTGCTGCTTCCAAAAGTGTTGATAACATGACAAAAAATATAAAAAAATCGCACTCCATGGGTGAAAAATGGAGAGCTGGATTTAAAGGTTATATTGAGCACGCAGAATTAATTAAAAAAAATGCAGAAGCAACTAAAAAGCTTACTGCAGAAACTAAAAAATTTTACGATACGTCTCATGTTGCAGCATCTCAAGCAGCTGCTAATGCATGGCGAGAAGAAGTTAGACGAAAAAGAGCTATAGCAGCTTATGAAAGACATAAAGAAAGAATGGCTAATCGACCCACTGAAGAAATTTCGCCCATATCCACAAGACAAATTCGAGGCCAATATCGATATGGGAATCCTCACCTTGGCTCACTCTCTATCGCTGGTGGCTCTTTAATGGCATCAGTCACGGCACCAGTTGCAGGATTAGGATATCTTGCAGTTAAAAATGCAAGTCAATTCGAGCAGCAATTCATAAGAATGGAAACAATGCTAGGAGGGAAACAGGCCGCAGAAAAAATGAAAAAAGACGCCCAGGAATTTTCTGTAAAAAACTCAACGAAATTATCGGAATTATATGCGTCTATTCCAATTTTGTCGGCATCAGGAGTTCCTGCAGATAAGATTCTGCCAAAACTGGAAATATTAAACCCGTTAGCAAAATTTGGTGGATTCACAGGACTTGCAGAAATATCACACATATTAACAAAAACAATCAATTTAAATTCATTACAAGCTGATGAATTGGAACAATTTACAAACAGAGGAATTCCGCTTCTCGATGAACTTGCTAAAACTTTTAACACAACTAAAGCTCAGATAAGAAAAGATATGGAGAAAGGACTGGTAACGGGAGATGCTGTATTTTATGTTTTAGAGAAGATGTCAAAAGAAAAATATGCTGGGTTTATTGATAAATATACAAAGACATTCGCAGGCTCTATGGAATTATTGCAAAACTCAATAACAAATACATTAGCAACAACAGGCGATGAAATCATCAAGGTCACAAATTTAGGAGATAAGGTAAAATCACTTGCATCATTTATTGATAAAACTGGCAATGGATTAGTTAAATTTGCACAAAAAAATCCTGATTTAGCAGGAAGCCTTACATTGGGGGCTGGAGGAATGGCGCTGTTGGGACCAGCTATAAAATATGTTGGAGAGCTTGGATTAGGAATCTGGGGTCTAACAAAAGGAATGGCCTCGTTGGTTTCAATACTAAAATTCTTCATTGCAACGCCATTAGGTCTAATAATAACCGGGATCGCGGGAACTTTTTATTATCTTTATCAAAACTCAGAACTTTTTAGGAAAAGTATCCAGGAAATAGTTGCGCTTCTTCCAAGTTTAGAGGCATGGAGAACAGAGGAGCAGGCCAAGCAATTAGCGCAGCAAACTGGCAAGCCGCAATCCTATGGACTTAGAAGCTGGGTTGATAAATTGGGCCAGAATGCACAAGAGTATATTGAACAAAAGAAAATAAATCCAGAATATAGTTCTCAACAAATGAAAGCCGATCTAAATATCAGCATAAGAGATCCGGGAAATCTTGTAGAAAAAGCAGATGTTACTGAAAATAATTCTATCTCAGGATTTAAAATAAATATTGGTAAAAATATGACCTCTATGCCAGGAGGGACTTATTAATGCCATTTTCATTATTAAATCTACAACAAGCGTCTTTCAAAGGCGCTGTATTTCTTATTGATGATGCAGAACTTGAAAGCGGCAGAAAAACAGCAACTTTTGAATACCCAAATCAAAATACCCGATTTGTAGAAGATCTGGGGCTATTCCCCCCAATCATTGAAATAACAGGCATCATAAGCGGCGAGAACTATGTTGCAGACAGAGACGCCCTGATAAACGCGCTAAGCTCAGCGGGACCAGGAATTCTTGTTCATCCATTTTACGGAGCAATAACCGTCACTCTGAATAAATATTTTAAATTATCAGAAAGACCATCCGAGCTTGGAATTGCAAAGTTCAAGATGACATTTGCAACAACTTCTGCCATTCCGCAGCCCTCATTATCAAATAACAATTTGCCAGCCATAGGCGATTTAAGCAATCGATTGAATGATGCCTCTTTAAGTGATTTTGAAAATTTATACAATCAAATTTATAAAGCACAAGAAAATTTCAATGATGCGCTAAACAAAATGAATTCTTTATTCACCACATTAAATAGAATAACATTTGGCGCTATAGATTTAGATGGGCTCAATGATTTTAATGCTGATTTAAGAGAAAACCAAGCTGATGTAACACACTGGATAACAGATGGGACAACGCTTGGAATGCAAACTCAGGACATTTTGAATTCAGCCAATAGTGTATCCTCTTCACCAGAGGATTCAATTAATGCAAATTCTCAATTATTTGGATTTGGCAGTGATGATACGCTAATCGTTGTCGGGGATTCTGCTGTTAAACAAGAGCGTTTAGATAATAGAACAGCCATAAATGATTTGGTTAATATCACAACGCTTTCTAATTCTTATGCAAATGCAGTACAAGTCAATTACACTGATAGCCAACAATTGGATTCAGTACAGCAAACATTAGAATCTCAATATCAAACTGTTATTAATAGCCCCAACATATCAAGCACAACAACACAATTGTTAGAGGATTTAAGAGCTCAGGTTACCATATTTTTTCAAAATACGGGACGTGCTGTTACACAAATTATACCGATACAAACAGAAACAATACCGTTATTAGTACTTACGTATAACTATTATGCGTCACTCGATAATTTAAATGATTTAAGTGCGCTTAATCAGCTTTATAATCCGGCAATGACATCGGGTGAAATTAATATTTTTACAGGATAAAATATGATCACTGTTTCTGTTAATGGAAATACTTACACAGGATTTACGCGATGCACACTAATGAACTCTATAGAGTCAATCAGCGGTGAATTCACACTTACCTCATCAGCACAATTTGGTGTTCCATTCCCTATTAAAGTACAAGATTCCATAACTATCTATATCGACAATACACCGAGATTAGTGGGATATGTTGATTCTGTAGATGTTGATTACGATGGAGAGAGTCATAATTTAACGATTATGGGAAGAGATAGAACGGCGGATGTTATTGATAGTACATTTGGTCAAGAAACATCTTTTTCTTATCCGATTACATTGGAGCAGGTTACTAGACAGATTTTAAGCAATATTGGAATAAGAAATATATTAGTTAAAAGTAATTTAAATATCGCTGCATTTACGCAAAACGATGGAATAATAAAGGCCCAAGTTGGGCAAAGTTTATTTTCAGTTATTGATGAATATTGCAGGAAAAGACAGGTTTTGGCTACTACTGACGGCCTTGGTAATATTTTATTTACTCAATCAAGCAATACACCAATAAAAACTATTCTTTATAATTTAGTTGGGAATGGAGGAAATATAGTTTCATCGAGAGCCCGATATAACTGGTCTGAGAGATACAATAAATATACCTGTTTTTCTCAAAAAAATGGTAGTTCACAAGTTAATTATAGCATTCCAGGACAGACTGCAACTCCAACCGATTTTAATGGGGCTGCCACTGATGGCGCAGTTCGATCAACTAGGCAATTAAACTTTCTCGCAGAAAAATCATCGGATTCAAACGATTGTATAAATAGGGCAAAATGGCAGGCAAACTGGAATAGAGCGCACTCATTTGTTTACATTGTTGAAGTAAATGGAAATTCTGCATTAAGTGATGGATTTGTTTGGAGGCCGAATTTAGTTGTAAAAATCAATGATGATTTTGCTGCTTTTAATGGAGAGTTATTGATATCTCGTGTTGTATATAAGTATGGTTTGCACGGCTCTACAACAGAAATGATGTGTGTTGCAAAAGATTCATATACGTTGCAAGCAGAACAAGATTTAAGAAATTCTCAGGACAGGTTGCAAGAAGGAAACTCTAACCGATATGTTTTGCCAGCAGGAGCATAGATCATGGAAAGAATGATAAAAAATTTAATAAAGCGCGGAATTTTAACACTAGTTTTGCCTGATAATGCACCTGCAACTGGCGCGCAAGTTGTTAGTCTTGGAGATACGACTGATACCGAAACAGTTTATCCTTATGGTTTAAGTGCTAACGCTCCCGCAGGTTCCGAAGCTATTTTATTTAATATAATGGGTGATGAATCTAATAAAGTGGCTTTAATTTATTCTCCACAAACTCGCTTTTCTAATCTTCAAGCAGGCGAGGTAGCCGTTGGCAACCAGATTATTAAAAGCCACATAAAATTTGACCAAAATGGAAATATTGAAATAGTGGCACCTAAGGATTTGAATGTGACAATTACAGGGAACGTGAATTTGATAGTGAATGGCAATGTAAATGTAACAGCAGAAACAACAACCTTAACGGGTGACGTAAATCTCGGTGGGACGGGAGGTGTTGGTGTAGCGAGAATCGGGGACTCCGTCGTTGATGGAGTTATTACAACAGGATCATCAACAGTGAGATCATTATGAGCATTCCAGTAGACGCAGCCTTAACATATATTCCTGAGCTAGATATATATGATATTACTTTAGCGCCAAATGGTGATTTAACACCGGAATATGGATTTTACACCTCTCTTGTGATTTCAACCTTTTGCGAGCGACGTGCTGATCAAACCGAAGTGGCCGCGCCTCAATATCGTCGCGGATGGTGGGGTAATTTATTTGCTAATATTCCTGGATTCGAAATTGGTAGTAAATTATGGATTATTTCGCAAGCTAGAAACAACTCATTAACTCTAAATCGAGCTATAAATTTCTTGCAAGAAGCATATCAATGGTATGTGGATGATAAACATTTGCAAAAAGTTATCGTAAATGGAGCCCAAACGGATTTTGGAATTATTATCACAGTAGAATTATTACGTTATGACAACACTATTATTAATATATCCTATAATTTGTGGGAAGAAACTATAGCAGTTTTAGGTCTATAGAAGTTTTGATAAGTTAGTTTATTGACAGGGAAGTTATGCCAATTATATTTGATACATCGCTGGAAGCGGTGATACAGCGCATTCAATCAGATGTGCAAAATTCATTGACCGGAAGCAATCCATTTTTAAGGGCAAGCTTCCTAAAATCGCTATCTGTTTCTACAGCAGGTAGAACAAATGATTTTTATTTACAGGGAAACCTACTTGAAACGCAACTTTTTCCTGATACAGCAACCGGTGATTTCTTATTAAGATGGGGAAGCTATAAAGATTTACAGCCTTATGCCGCTACTCAAGCTGCTGGTGACATTACGATTAGCGGCACTCCTGGCACCATCATAGCTGCTAATACTATTTTTCAATCTAGCAATAACTTGCAATATCAAACACTAGCCGCAACAACGATCGAAACCTTAACAGAAGTTCCCATTTCCTCTATAACGTTAATCGGAACGATTGCCACTGTAACAACAGTTGGTGATCATAACTTGGCAACCAATTCTATTGTTACTATTAGTGGGGCAGATCAAGATGAATATAATATTACCGGTCAAATACAAGTGGTTGCTCTTAATCAATTTACTTACACCGTTGTGGGCAGTCCGATTTCCCCAGCAACCGGAAGTATCGTGTATTCAGCAACTTTTGCTAGTGCGTTAGTTCAATCAATTGATTTTGGTTTTCAAACTAATCAGCCCGCCGGCGCAGCGCTTAATTTTCAAACGCCGATACCTGGTGTTAGCACATCAGCCTATGTTCAATTTTCACAAATATCGGGTGGATTTGACGCGGAAAGTGATGCATCATTCCGAGCGCGAGTCATAACGTCCTATCATAATCCTGAAGCTCAATTTAATGCTTATAATATCATTGCAACTGCTATGGAAATTCCAGGTGTAACTCGGGTTTGGGTAGAGGAAATTACACCAGAGCCGGGGCAAGTTACTGTCTATTTTGTAGAAGATAATAATGCATCAATCATTCCACCGGCTCAAGATGTTGAAAATGTATTTAATGCGTTAGTTGCAATTGCACCATCAAATACTTACCCTGGCGATATATTTGTTAATGACCCTCTAACGCCTGTCGAAGTAAATTTCGTTTTCACTGAATTATCACCAAATACCGATACAATGCAAGCAGCAATTGTCGCAAACTTGAAAGATTATTTCACATCAAGAAATGCGCCTGGAGTTACAGTACCAGCTTATGCATATACATCCGCTATTTATCAAACAATAGATACGGCAACTGGTAATTTTGTTCAAACATTTATTTTGTCAGAACCAGTTGGTGATATAACGATTACAACAGGTCAAATAGCAGTATTTGGGAGTGTTACATTTCCATGAGTAATCAAACATATTTTGAAATATCTACACCGCAGCAATATATTCAATCCCTTGCTCAAGATATGCCAAACGGGCAAGCATTTAATGCCAAAGGCAACCCAAAATCCAATCTTTATAAATTATTGCAAGGGTTATCTGGCGAAGGAATTCGAACTGAAACGTGGATTCAGGCAATAGCAACCAATCATGATATTAACCAAACTGTTGATTATATAACTGAATGGGAAAGTGCGGTAGGAATACCTGATAGTTGTTTTAGTGCAACAGGACCAATAGAAGAACGACGCACGGATGTGATTGCAAAATTAGCGCGAATGAATATAAGCACAAAACAAGAGCTAATTGATTTAGCAGCTTATTTTGGATATGAAATTGATATTATAGTTGCTATCGAATATTCCGTTTTCCCTATGGATTTTCCTTATTTTTTTACCGGAGAGGGAAAAACAAATCGATTTACTATTTATGTTATTTTTCCTGAAATCGTTAACGATACAATATTTCCTATTGCATTTCCATGGGTTTTTGGACCAAATACACCAAATATAATACAGTGCATTTTCAGGAAAATAGTTGCGGCAAATGTTCGCATTATTTTTAGTTTCGGAGCTCTTGAGCCAATACCAAGAAAGGGATTTCCAGTAGAGTTTCCCTGGCAATTTTAGTAGTTATATTGAATTAAGATTTTTACATGGAGTGTTATTGTTATGCAAATTATTCCTACGATGATTGATTATCAAACATCACTGAGCGCTAGTTATTTTAATCAAATGCCACTTGAACAAACTAATCTAATATCCAGCACTGGGATTACCCCAACCTCTAATGATTTGAATCAAACCGGAAAGTCAGTAGCGAACTATGCCAGTGTCGGTGATTATTATATCGATAGTGGATCTGCCAACACTTACGTATTATCCCCTGTGTCAAGTGGTAGTTTACGTTTTCAGGGTGTTACACAATATTTCTTAGGAATGAGAATACGTTTTATACCATCGCATACTAATACCGCGACATCAACAGTTAATGTGAACGGACTTGGAATCAAAAATATTAAATTGAAAAATGGATCTGATATAGCTGACGGTGATCTTGAGGTAAATGAGGCAGCACAATTATATTATAATGGAACAGATTTTATTTTATTTAATCCACAAGTGTCTTACGTTACGGCTTGGCCACAAGCTTATCAATATAAGGCTTCAATTGCTAATAATTCAACAAATCCAGCCACTCAAATTGATTTCCAAGTTGGAAAGGTTAGAGATCAAGATGACAAGATAAATATAACACTATCATCCATCGTAACTAAAGATATTAGCGAAGCATGGGCCGCAGGCACTGGGAGTGGCGGACTGCCAGGTAATTTAACTTTATCGCCGAATACTACGTATGCCTGTTTTCTAATTGAAAATAATTCTGGGGATGTAGATGCAGGATTTGACACCAGCTTTTCCGCAGCCAATTTATTAGTCGCATCAGGATACACTTACTATAGAAGAAGAGGATTTATCATAACGGATTCATCTTCTAATATCCTGGCATTTTATCAATCGGGCGACAGCTTCTTTATAGACGACATCGATAACTCGCGAACTACTCTTGGAGCTCCTGGATCTATAACTGCAGTTACATTAAAATCGCCCAAAGTGCCTTTACCAGTAATGATAAACGTTAGTCTATTTAGCATAGGAAATCTCAGCGAGAATAACGTCTCCGTAACATCTCGGATTTTAACACAGCCAAGTACCGGTCTAGGGAACTATTTTTCAGCATTTAACCTCAGAAATGACGGCAGTGGAACAGACTCTCCTACGAATACGAATGCAGTAATAATTACAGATTCCAATGCGCAAGTTAATGTTGTAGCCGCATCTGGAGGGAACGGAACAGTAGGTATATATGTCATTGGATGGATTGATACACGAGAAGATTAGAGAGACTAAGAATGAAAAGATTCAATTTAGCATTTCAATACATGCTGGGGCATGAAGGAACTTTCACGGAAAAAGCGGATGATCCAGGATCTGCAACAAAATTTGGTATCAGTCTTAACTTGTTGCAGACGATTAATGACAAACGATTTGATAAAGATGAGGATGGTTTTATAACTAGAAATGACATTATTTCTTTAACTCAAAACGATGCAATGCTTTTCTATGAAGAATATTTTTGGCATAACCAAAAATTTGATGAATTACAAGACAAGGATATAGCACTAAAACTATTTGATTCCGCCGTTAGTTTTGGAATTCCTCGATGCGCAAAAATAGCGCAAGCTACCTGTAATATAGTTATTTCAGAATTAAAGATAAATCTCCCTCTTGTTAAAGTAGATTATATGTTCGGCGAATCAACTATTCAATCGATTAACTCATTGCCAAAAGCAGATTTTTTGATCACATTTAAAAATAATTGCGCGCAATGGTATATTTCTATTTGCGAGCAATATCCAATGCAAACAGTATTCTTAAGCAGACAAATAAATAGGGCATTTGACTCTTCAGATAGAGTTAAAAATTCACCTGTGGATATTCCGCCGTGGGCATTAAAAGAAGTGCATGATTTAATAGCAGAAAATCGGAATGCTAGTAGAAAAAAGCATTCTCTTTAATAAAATTATTTCGAATAAAAAATGATATGGATATAATGGAGCTAAGTTTCATGGATATGGATGAAAAAGTTATGCAAATAGAGAAGCACCAAGCGGTAATGCAAAGCAACTTAGAGCATGTTGTTGATAAAATTGGAGAGCTAGTTCATGAGATTAAAGAGCAAAATAGTAAATGGGGAGCAAAGATGCAAGATTATCTCAATATGGATAAAAAAATAAACTCACATGAAATTATCATCTCAGAGCTAAAGAAAGAAATTAATGAGTTAAAACATATTAAAATAGCCGCAGAAGCTAAATTATCTGTTATTTCTTCTATGCTTAAGAGTCCCGTTATAATCGCGGGCGCAATAACCTTATTTACTGCATTAATTATTGAAAAAGCGGTCTCTTTAGGCATGATGTAATAATTGCTCTACGAGAAAAACGTTTCACGTAGAACAATATTATAGTTTCAAAAATTAATTAAGCCGGAAGCTTTTCTGTGTCTTTTGGCGCTTCATCAAAAACTTTACAATGCCTTGGGTCTGCCCATGCGCGAAGCAAATCGACGAGTTTTATTCCTTTTTCTGTGCGGAAATTGTAAGGCAATGTTTCAAGTAACATTGTAGTTACGATCTTTAATTCTTCAGAAATTAGAAGATTTTTCTTTTGAGGATTCGGCGAATTTTTTTTCTCAGTTTGACTTTCTTGATTAGAAGCTGCGTTAGTTGCTTCCGTTTCAATAGTTTGATTTTCTGACATAGTTTTCATTCTCCATTTTTAGTGTGCTTCAAAGTTTTAACTTTAGAAATAACTTTCCGTAGTTATAACGAAACAGTATAGACGGCTTTTTATGTTACACAAGAATGTTGACATCAAGTATATTAATGAAGCAAAATGGATTACTGTTTTAAACTTTTATACTAGACTTTAGATCCCTTCAAAATAAATTTTTTAGAAAGGATTCTAAAATGTTTAAGATTTTAACAGTACAAAAAAATAAGGCCAATTATTTAGTTTTTATGTTAAATAACTGGCCTTTTATAGAGAGAACAATTGAAAATGAAATGTGTAGCAGCTTTCATCTTCTTCATTTAACGTTCACTAGAACTGGAAATTCGTAAGGATTATTAAATGAGCCTTGATTATAACTTAACCGGCGATCGCTTACAAGCCCCTTATCAAAAAGAGAAAAGAGGAAGACTCTCTGGTAATAATTGTCTACATAAAAAAAGCGAACCACGCTTCTTTGCTGCTCCTACAAGCTCTAAAAAAGGCTATACAGTACTTAAGCAAGCTCGAGAATTCGTTAAAAATTATTATTTCAAACCGAAAATGAATTTATGGAAGCTTAAAAAATCTAAAGATATCCGAAAGCTAGATTTTCCTAATCTTATTAGAATTAACGAATCGTATCGTTCAGAGCGTCGTGAAGCTATCGTAGCCGTCCTACAAGTCATTTTATATTATGTTGACTTACCAACACTTCAATTCGGGCGAAGACAATACAACTGGGACTTCACATTTTTCGGCACAGAAACAATAATGAAAAATACTGGATTTTCTGAAAGCAGGGTTAATAGAGCTTTAAATTCTCTAGAAAAAAATGGCTACATTACTCGAACAGAAGTTAAACATTATCAGCCCGACGGCTCTTTTAAAAGTTCAAATTCAGAAATAAGGCTCTCTCCGAGCTTACTTTATGATGCTGGCATTGATCACTACGAACTTGGAAAAGCAATTGAACATAAAGAAAAACATCAAAGAACCGAGAACGATCGATGGCGCAAGAAGAACAACAAATATA